CCCTTTTCTACACACCTTTTAGAGTTTTATCGGCCGTCAAAGAATCACAGGACATCGATTTGGAACTTGAACTTCGAATACTTGTTAAAAACGGATTTATTGTAGTCAAATCAGTAGATATTAGGCTGACTTAACAGCTACACATCCAAGGGATGTGGGGTCTCCTATAAGAGATCCAAATGATCGTAAAACGATCCGGTGGCAAAAAAAAACGTGATCGCCCGTCGCACCAAGAGGGTGGACGTGAAAAAATTTTTAACTTTAAAAAACGGATTTGGTTTTCCCAAGATATTGGGGGGTAGCGGGCAGCAATGCTGACCCGTTTAAGGAGTATTTAAGGGTTCGTTTTGCGGACGGGAAGTAATACACACGGTGGAAGCGAGAGGAGGGGCTACACCAAACATAGAACAAAGGGCTTCGGTCCAATTTTTCACTAAAACGAAATCACTTTTTGATAATCTTTGTAACATCAATACAAGATGTCTAACAAGTACCAGATTGACGGTACTGCTGAGCCAATGGAGATCGATGATGACCCCATCATGTCTGTTCGTCAGTATAATGCTCTGCCACGCGATCAAGCTGAGAGGTTCCTTTCCCTTTGGGTTGAACGTCAGGTGGATAAGGTGTGGGCAGAGCAACAGATGGCCCGACTGCGTAGGCAGCTGATGGTTTCGGCAATGGGTATTCGCTAGATAAAAACGAATTTGATTTTGTCAAGAATGAAGGATAGCCTGGGGATTTACAACTAAAACATACTTGAAAGCAATTAACGCAAACAAGTCCCCTCTGAACCTCTCATCGACGTCACGTAACTCCGGTGTGGTGTGACTAGATCAAGTTCAGAAAAATCGAAGAAGATGTGTGGAACATATGAAGAGACGATGAATACGCGGCGCGAGGCCGCAAACATGGCCAAGTATGGCTGTGAAGCATGCAGTTGCTGCGGGCACCAGTTTGACGACTGGACAACGGAGGCAGAAAACGGTGGACGCAAGAGGCGTGCCGTGATAAAGCATCCGCATGCGCGGAGGATTGATGACAAGACGCGGGAAAGAATTCCGCAGTATCGTATCCTGCCGTGCGCGAGCTGCCCTGAGCAGTTCAAGGACGAGTTCTGGGCACGACAAACCAAGGACGAGGAGGTTGCGTGGGCACTTCAGAATGGATTCTGATATGCGCTAAAACCAAAAACAAAACACAAAAGAGCAAACTTTCAAAAAACAAAACACAAAAGAGTAAAATTCAAAAACAAACGAAAAAACTCGAATTTTTCATTGAAAACGGAATTATTTTTATTAAAAAAGATGATATCGGGACTCGTGCAGTGTTCTAAATCCAACGCTTGTCTGTTGAGGTAGCTCCTCAAACAGATAAAGGCTTTGTGAATTTGAATACTGGCGACCTTGATAACAGGGCATACAGCGTTAAATCGGGTATGCATGATCTTAAGCAGGAGGTGGAAATAGCTTGGGGATTGAGACGATAGGGTAGGTGACACTGCTTGACAATATCTAGTATCAGGAATCGTTAGAGACTCATAACAAGTAGACTGTCACGTCTGCTTGTTTTTTCACTTCCGATGTTTCCTCGTTTTACGTTTAGATTTCTTCGACTTACGAGTCTTACGTTTCTTCCTTCCCTGACCTTTTGGTACAGACGTAGTAGAATAAGGATTGGGAACATTCCTTACCGGGTTCGTACCGCGAGTCGACATTCCTGCCCAATCCCACTCTGTCTCAAGACCCTTTGAAACCTGCGGAGGTTTATCTGGAAACGGCGGTTTGAACTCTGGAGCGTTTGGGTTTAATGCAATTACTCTAAAGCCATGTTAAAAATAAAAATGGCCCTTTCGGGCGTTAAGTTGCAAGGCAGAAGATACCAACCGCAAACACTGCAAAGGATGTTGTAAAGAACATCATCCCAATAATGTAAGCGGCTGAATCCGGTGTATACCTGATCTGTTTAGATTCATCAACTGACGCAATACTGCACATAATGGTAAACAGAATGAGCCATAGCATAAGCAGATACTCTTTGAACGTCATCTTCTTGTAATGAAGAATGTTTGATTTACAATTTATAAATCCGTTTTTGTTTTGGTATAAAACGGATCGTTTACATATATTTGGTACTAATAAATACAATAAACATGCCAAAATACACTTGCACTCAAACTGGACAAATGTTCACCCGAAAGAATGATTACTTGAACCATTTGGAGTCATTGGTAAATACTCTTCCAAAAGGTGATACCAAGATGCCAGAAGGACGATTATCGATCAGTTTGTTTTCGGGCGCTGGAGGTGATACATTAGGAATGGAAAACGCCGGTTTGAAGGTTGTAGCATTCTCTGAAAACAATTCAGCATGTGTAAAAACCCACAAGCAAGTATTTCCAAACAGTAAATGGTTAGGAGAATCTGTGAAGGGGGACATTTCAAAGATCCCAGATGAAGAGTTCGGGCATTATACGGACAAGATATTCATGGTATTCGCAGGGTTTCCATGCCAGGGGTTCTCTAATGCCGGAAAGAAGGACGTGTCTGATCCAAGAAATAAGATGTTTCACCAGTTTCTGCGCGTTGTTCGTATAGTAAGACCGGAATGGATTATGGGAGAGAATGTAGCAGGATTGCTTACCAAAAAAACAGACGACGGCGAAGATAGTGTCATATCAATTATCCAGTCATACTTTTCAGAGATAGGTTACCCTATAGTCTTCAATGTATACGACATGTCAAAGTGTGGAGTTCCTCAATCACGTAAGCGTCTGGCACTTATTGGAAATAGATTGAACATACCGTTCGTTCTGCCAGTATACAACGAAAAGAAGGTCGGTTTACAAGGAATTGTCGAACAGGTACTTGATGGAGCGATAGAGACAGACCTACCAATTCCAAATGAATGTTTGGTCCAAATTCCAAATGAACTGGAGCCGTCTGGAACTCCACATCCATACATGGTACTAAAGCACACGGAAAATCTAATTTCGTTTGGAAAACGTGACTCTCCTTATCACAGTGAAATATTGGACTTGCGCAATCCATGTAAGACTCTCATTTGTGCGTACACATTTCAACCAAGACTGTATATCGGCCTACAAAAGTCAAATGGAAAAAAGTATGTAAGGTGCCTTACTGTTCGTGAGGCAGCTCAAATACAAGGTTTTCCAGCCGACCATAATTTCTATGGATCGCGAGATGATTGTATTAAACAAATTGGTAATGCCGTTCCACCTCTGTTTATACAGAAGATGGTGGAGAAGATGTTATCCTCTTCAGAACAGACTTAAACTTATTGTCAATAAACTCCGTGGTAAATTGTTTACACGGATATTTGTTTGCTAGACGAAGATAAATCTTGAGAAATTCAGTGTCCTTGAGAATATTATTATTTTCCTTAATAAACTTTCGAATAGTCGCGTATGCCAAATGATCCTTTTTCGTACGAGTTTCCTCGCCGTAACCTATGTATACTTTATTAATCTTCCTATCAGTGAAATTAATAATATAAATCACATCATCCTCAAACCATCCATCGTTAAAGCAGAAGGTCTTGCCTTTAGTGTGTTTTAAATCAAAGTAATAATTAGTTCGCTTTCCCATTTCTACTATCACAACTACGAAATCGATACTGCTTTGAGTACTTTTGGACTGGTAGTAATAATACTTGCCATCCTCAGATGGAATTGGAGATCCCTTTGAGAGAAACTTAAATCCATTCGTATCAAGCAGACTCGCAAATGCGCTTTCATGATCGGTAGGAGCATTCCCAGTTCCTTGAGATCCAGGCTTTCCCTGCTTCTTAAGAAATTTCTTCATGTCACTGTGCTCCCCTTTAAGAAGAGAAGGATTAGTGTGAATTGCGGTAAGAATATCGGTTATCATCTTCTTGTAATGAAAAATGTTGGACTTACAAATTGTAAATCCGTTTTTGTTTTGTTTTGGTTTTAAATGTTGAGCCAAACGCCAAGCTTGCGCGCCTCGAGTTGGAGGCGCAGGCGCTCGTGGTTTAGCCACAGTTGTTCAGAATCCATCGTATCAGGGAACACGCGCTCCTTGTAGTCGTAGTAGTACTCCTCACCCATATCTTTGTTGCAGCTACGGCATGTAGGCAACAGGTTCTTCACCTCGTGACGTCCGCCGCGCTTCACCGAAATGATATGCGCAGCGTTCCAGCCGTTCTTCTTATCACGACTGATCAGCGTTGTCTCACAGCAGCTGCACATTGCGACATCAGCGTTACCGTTGATGCGCTTCCACGATGCCTTACGCATCCATGGCGGCAAGTTAATCCGCTTGCCGTTCTTATCCTTGCTAGGCATAGACTTCACGCGGAACCGCTTCACTCGCGGCTTCTTGGCGCTAGTCTTGGCGCGAGCATTATTCTTCTTGCTGACAAACTTCGTCATCTTACACACGACAAGTAATATTCAATCGTATGTGTATGATACACACTTTCTTAACAAATCCAATTTCGTTTTTAATTCACAGCATGTTTGGAATGTGTCGTTTCGTATATGATAACAGCTCTTTCTTCGCAAACATGTAGTACTTGCGGTACGACAGAATAACATCATCACATTTGTACTCGTCAGGCATAGCAGGGGTAGGATCACTCAACCACCGAGTTTCTTTCAGAGTAGGAGGAGGGTTCTGTTCCAACCATTCTAAATGTGTGAAACAAGCGTGAGGATTCTTTGGCTCAAATCGGAACTTGTGTTCTTCCACTAGATCCTTTGCCAACGAAATAAGCCAGTAATAATGTGCCAAGCTGGCGCGAGTCCACAAAGCAGAAGGATGGTTCTTGTGACACGGTTTGTACCCGCGATTACCAGTAGAAGCACACACAGGCGCAGAAACCTGAATCATGTGTGTGCCGCCGTTCTCGTGATGAGCAGTGTAAAGCAATTGAGTCGATTCCAGAATCATTTTGACAACGTGTTTATCGCAGTGCCATCGCGCACACTGCCGAGTTTTGCGGCTCAAGAAGAAGATGTTCATTTGAAGTTGAAACGTAATAAATAGTACTAAGTGTTTTCGTTTTCACGTCATTTGGTTATCTACGTAATGGTACATTGGGTATATATTTTAGAGTGTGATTGGCACAGAACATATGTAGGTGAAACTACACGGTTGTTCCGTCGTTTCTGGGAACATAATAGTGGACGTGGAGGAGTTAATACGTGTAGATTTACGCCCCGCAACATTGTAGCATTATACAAGGTTCAAACTATTGGAAGATTTTTAAGATACAATGAAAGTGTAACAAAACAACTTGAAGTTCCAGACAATGATGAAGATTATAGTTATTACAGAAAGCAAGATCTAATGTACTTTGACAGTGATCATGAAGGTATTTATAACCATCTGGATGCAGAGAATGCTATGGTCCACTGTTTAGCGATGCATAAACCAGGCGATTGGCATAGGATACGTGGAGGCAAGTATACTCACAATATAGTATATTCGCGTCCAAATATACCAGAGTTACTAAATCTTCCGTTGTGTTACTGTGGATATCCTTGCGACATAAAAAAGAATAAGGAGAAGGGATATTTGTTTTTCCGGTGTGCAAAGAAGAATATGTGGGATGGGTTTAGGGACGTTTTTGATGTGATAGATGAGCCCTGTAAGTTCTATCAAGAATATACACGTGATTTGAAGTTCAAAACAGAAGCTATTAAAGAACGAAAGGAGGTTGCCAAACATTGTGGCAATATGATAGGAAACTCAACATGGTTGGGTTATATGGACGAATGTGAGGATAACAATTGTGTGTTATGCGATTCAGAAACCTACAAACCGATTGTTTACGATGACATTGAAAGGAATGTATGTACTCGTTGTTTCTTTGGTAGGTACAGCGAAGTTGAAGCATTATGCAAACCAAAAGCTACCAAGTCCATAGCTACATCATGGTTTAGTTAAAAAAATGGGATATTCTCCCTACGTATTTTCGTTTTCAAGTTTAGACCTACTCCACGGATATAATTTAATGGTGTTCAAGTACATTGACGAGCGGGTAGATGAAAACAAAACCAAACATACGACGCAAGTTGAAATTTCTCATGATGGAATGTACCTAACTGTTGAAAAAGATAACTTCATTGAAAAAACATACGTTCCAAGTTTTCATATTTCTAATATTAGAGTCATGCAAACTTACAGAGGTGATATATACATGTCATATAATAGTCGTCGTCTAAGTTCAGAAGCATATGATCATATTATGGAATATTTTTTTCCTATTCCCGATATTTTTCAGGGCGCACAGATCTTGACGTTGTCTGACAAGATTATAACTGTGTGGGGAGAAGGAATGGAAGTTCGGAACACATCACCTGTTCAAAATGATAACTGTAATGTAGACATTCCTATCCGATATTTCCTGAGTAAGCAGATCATGAACTCTATTACGTGCCTGAAAGATTACGGGAAAAAAGGGTGTTGGAGTATTCATCTAGTGAATACTAACTTTCCAATCCTACTTTTTACAAACAAGGACGAATATGATAAGACATACAAATGTATAGTTAAGAATTTCTTGACGCCAAAGGAATCTAGTATTCTAGATCCACCCGAAGCTATCATCTAACGCAAGTGCGAAATGGTACCGCAGTGCGCGGGTCTCTATAGATGTAAGTTCATCCTTCAACTTCAAACCTTCAGTCTTTTCCTCGTTTTTAGTCACACACTCTTCTGCGAATTCAGCAGGACCTTTTTTCCATTCATAGACATGTTTGGAAATAAGAGCTTCTCGCAACTTGTCAGCGGACATAAATGGACGCATAGTCTTGCCTGACCGAATCAAAGGAAACTTAGGATCGGTATTGAACTGTTTCATCAAAGCTGAAATGTAGTTGTTAGCTACTAGAACTGGATCCTGTCTCCAAGGAATAGATTTGGTGGTATTGATGAGCTTGAAGTAATCAATGATTTCATCTTCGTTCCCAAACTGTTTTGCCGCAACAATGATACTGAAGTCCACAGCAGTTGAATGTTGAAAGTATTCTTTAAGAAGGTAGTGTCTGTGCTGACCGTCAATAATGTACTTGGCAACAACTTCATCATCTTCTTTTACGAATGCAATTCGGAAAGGGTTGGAATTCAGAAGTGCGATATTTCCCTTAATACCTTCACGAATACGGTCTACATGTCCCATATCAATGACGCGATTACCTTTCCATACGGGAACATTCGATAACCATTTTGCATTTACGACACGATACAGCGATCCGTCTGTAGATCTGAATAAGTCTGTCATACTAATTGAAAAATGGGTTATTCGCCCTATTTAGATTCGTTTTCATTAATCTTCCTCCTCATAAAACTCGGCTGGATCAATTTCTATTTCATCAGTCATCATTTTCTTATGCTCATCATACATATATCCAATATACTCATTGTCATTCGAGTTTTTCTTTACGAGAAGCGGTTTCAAGTTCGTATCTAACCAACTTTCATCATTTTCCCACACATCTTCTTGAAGAATACGGATAACGCGGATACCATTTTTATTTGCACACCTCATCTTATACACATCGCGTTTCATAAGTATTTCACCAGATACACTCCAGAAAGCGATCGGTTTAAAATGTTGAACGCCGTCCAATTCTACTATGATTCCAATATCTTGAATATAGAAGTCGTACTTGAAGTATCCTTTTGGCGATGGACACCATTTTGGAGTAAGTTCAAGTGTTACCTTGAATAATTTTTCAAGGTAGACTCGTAGTTTTCCAGCTGTTTTATTAATACAGAACGGACATCCTGCACCTTGTGTATGACTAGTTGTATTTTGTTCAAATTCTCCATGGATTGTACATATAATAGTTACTTTATGTTTTGAGCTTTTGTATTCGACTTTTGAATAGTCATACTTATCTCCATGCCTATTTTGGGCTACAATTAACCATTCATTTAGCGTATATGTACTTCTCGTTGCAATAAGATTATCAGCACATCTCCTGCATCCGCCAAGAGTTTCACTTCTCAAGTGAACATGTGGGTTGACATTGAATTCATGACCACTTGGGCATGTAATTGTAATTTTAGATTTCATGTTGTTAAGAACTGCCTTAGAGAAATCAAAGTTTTTACCAGGAAATTTTTCAGCAGACAATCTTTTGAAATCTTCAATAGTTCGATGTCTCCCAATACAATACGGACATCCACAACCACCTAAATGATGTCCAGGGGTTTGATCAAATGTACGTCCACATGGGCAGGCTATTTTTACCTTTGTAATAGAGTTCATATATTCAACTAATTCATAATTGTAATAGTTATCGTGTTTTATGTTTGCCTTTGCAATGAATGATTCCCGTGTATCAGCTACACCACCATTACATTTAGGACATCCATGTCCTCGTCCGTCACCAAGCATATGCTCCATATCACGCATATATTCTGTCTTACACTTGATACATACAAACTTCATAGGTGTTCTGTTATTTACATATTCTCCAATCTTCGAATAATCTACTAGACCCGCGTGACGTTCTTCACACCTTCTAATAACCTCTTCCTTCGACATTGTCTGGCGAATTTTATTACCATGATCCCTACATTTACTACATCGATGGTTTCTAAGATGATTATTAGCTGTTTGTTGATATTCACCATGCCCGCCAATTACGCACACCAATTTTACAAAATTTCTTGATGCTGTAAATACAGTTAAACTATAATCATCTTTATCTCCATGAATTTCTTTTGCTAATCTAATGAATGATTCAGTATCTGTAGCACGCCCCCTTTTCGGCATTTATATACTAATTGAAAAACGGGCTATTCGCCCTAAACGTTTTCGTTTTTAGTTTGGTTAAGACCAGTCAATAATGATTGCGGATCCGCCAATACCATGAGAGTCAGACTGATGGACATTTCCCAGTGTCACGCGACAGTCAGGAAACAACTTCTTCAGCTTTTCTACCGCATCAGGCGCGTAGATATAATCTGTATTTGTATTACCTGAATAATTGCCGTGAATTAACTGTGAATAACTTGTCACGCCAGGCTTGGCGTGTAGAGTTCTATGTACATGTAGATTATTATAGCAGCGCTTGACAATATCATGCACTCGTATCCGCTTAAGGTTCTCCTGGCGTTTAGCCTCGCGTTCATGCGAGAAATCAGCTTGGAGTTCGGCCTTCATAATAGGAATAAGGCCCTTGCGCTCACGCTCATACCTTGCCTGAATCCGAGACATCCTTAACCTTTTAGTTGAAACCCCGGTTCTTCACCTAGTTGTTTTCGTTTTTAGATGAATGGTCAATCAGCGGTTGTTTCAAAGGTTGGTCAGGGACGTAAACTTCAGTGTGCTCAATTTGTCCACAGATGTCGGGAACATTGAATTTGGGAATGGTGCTGAACTTTTCAAAGCATTTGGCGCGAATATCTTGAGGAATACTGGAATTGTGTTCAGAAGCTAGGGTAATATCCTGTTTCACGTATTTTAAAAAGGTTCCGCAATCTTTACGACCAGAAGGAGGAATTATAAGTTGTTCTTGCATTTTTCGGGAAATTTCCATCCACTGTTTTGCTGAAACTTTGTACGTGTTCGCAAGCTCTGTCCACCCAAACTGTTCCTTGACCATGTTCACAATCCCAATACCGATAGACACACAGCCAAAAATCATAGATGTAGTCATGGTGTCAGTGATTGTTGCGCCCAAAACAAGATTGGCAATACCAGTTAAAGAAATAGTTATATTTGTAGTTATGTTCATTACCGTGGCTCGCTTACTGTACCGCGAATACGATTCGGTATGCATCCACTCAAAACATTTGGATTCATCACACCAATCAGCCAACATTTTGTCAATTTGGGGGGTCCATTGAAGACCGGGAGCAGTATCCGATCCTTCCTCTGAAGCCGGCATTTACTTTAGATTCGTTTTATAAAGTAATGAAGACTCGGAAGAACAAGAAGTTCAAGATGCCTCGAAAGTTCGGGAAGGCACACTGCTTGAAAAAGACATGCAAGAAAATGGGGTTCACGGAGAAAGCGTCGTGCCGTCCGTACAAGAATTGCTATAAGAAAAAGTGAAGTTATTACTGATCACTGCAGTGAAACGGGCTATTCACCCTAGGTGTTTTTGTTTTCAAAGCTTGACAGAAACCGACGGTTGAGGTACTGGCTTCTTGATACACTTGTTCTTGAACTCTACAAGTTCAATAAGCATCTTCTTGATTTCACGAATCTCTCGCATCAAGTCTCCGACATCGGCCTTCTTCTTGCGCATATCTTTCTCGTTCATCTTCTCCTCTCGGGTAAAGATGGCGTTCTCAACCTCGCCACGAGATAGGCTTGTTACAGTCATAATGTCTTCCAACGAAGCCTTGTTATTGAAATGAAGTTCTGCGGCAATTGTACACAGCCGTGACCGAATACCGCCGATAGTACGTTCATGATGAGAAGCAATATTCTTAATAGGTTGACCATCTGCAACCGCCTTTAGAAGATCAGATGTTTCATCCTTTGTCCAAGATTGACCCATACGGGACGGGTACTTGTCGGGATTCTCGGCGACCATCGTCATAAACTTGCTCATCTTACTTAATTGAAAAAGGATAAGTTATTTCTAACCAAATCCGTTTTCATATTTGTTTACTCCTCGTCTTCCGAGTCGCACGTTCCGCTCTCTGAAACTGGAGTGTCTCCAGTCGCCAAGTACTTGTTGACTTGCTCGAGAACCTTCGTAATCTTTCCAGACGTAAGGTTCTGTGCGCCAGTGACGGACAAAGCCATCTTCATCTTCGGCACCTTCTTCTTCAACTTGTCCTTCTCCTTCTTGATCTCGTCAGCCTGTGTAACAAGCTGAACGACAACATCCGCCCACTTCTCGATTGCAGCGGCCTTGTCACCGCTCAACCATTCAGCTAGGAAGAACGCAGCAACATACCCAACCTTCTTGAAAGATCGCTTTACGGTATTCGTCGCAATGTCTCCAACAGCATCCCACGCATTCTCAAGAACCGTGCAGTACGCATCAATTCCATCCTTGACTTCGGGATTGGTGGCCGGATTATTAAGTCCGCCGCGATCCACATCTGTAGAGATGCGAAAGTACGACGTAGTAATGTTGCCAGCGTCCTTGGTCGCAAGACCGTACACTAGGGCAACCCAGTTGGCGATGAACTTACGCCCAGTGCCCTTTGCGGGCTTGGGGTCCATCTCGAGATTACCCAGCGCCGTCGCAAGACGAGCATTCTGAATAATGTTGGTGTTCACTGAAAGCATCAGCGGAGTCTGGTTCTTCGACCAGAACATATCATAGTCCTTGAGAGGCGTGCCGCTGTTAATGCGGATAAACGCCTCACCGAGAACACTCAGTACAGGATTCTCAACGATTGTCATCGCGATCTTGCGCTTGTTGAAGCGCTCCTGCGTAGGAACATCGAGCTCGGAATAAAGCGTGTTGTTCCACTTGAACTCGTCGTTCTTGAACTTGTAAAGAGTCTCAATACGATGACGTCCGTCATAGATATCAAACTTAAACTGCTCGCGCTTGTTTAGAATGCATCCAGGAATAGGGTATCCGCGAATAATAGAATCAATGAGGTTTTCCTTCTGATTCTTCTTTGCGTTTGTCCATGCCCACTGACGCTGACCGTCGGGAATTACAAGAACTCCTGAAATATAGTCCGGGTTAAACCCAGCCACAATCTCCTTCACAGTCCACGTAGTCTCATCGATATCAATATAGTCGTTCATCTTACTTTCAATGAAAAACAGAGAGTTGTTTCCAACACAATCCGTTTTTGAAAATTTTATTTACTCCCTGCGCTTCCGGTAGATCACAATAGTGTCTTGGTCGTAGCACACAATAGAGTCGGGTAGGATTATGCATGCACCTACCAGATCGTGCTCGTCCTGAAACTCACGACTTTTGTACTCTTGAAGAGTACAGTTGCCTTTAAAGAGCGGCTGGGCACAATCCTTCATAACCCTGTATGGTTCCTTGAGGTACTTCCGAATATCTGCAAGAGCGTAATCGCCCATGAAGTAGTAGTCTACACGCTGGGGATCGTAAGGATCCATAAACGCGAACGCAGATTGACCTCCCATTTTGATAATGTTACCTCAATACACGATATGAATAAATCCATTTTCAATATAAATGCCAGAGCTGTCGATATTACCACAGGCGTGGAGAGTAAATTATTTGAGTGCAGCAGTAGAAGCTAAAAAGTCTTGGACAACGTTTATTTTATGGGAATGTATTACTCCCGGGTACACGGCTGTATTTCTTTTATTAACTGGAGCATGGTACTACTATAAATCTCTCAAGTCAAAAACAGAAGACGCCAAGGCCGCATTCCACGAAACGGCACTTGCTTTCTCGTTATGGGGAGCATTCAATACCCTAGTCTACATAATGCTTGTATTTATTCAGCGTAGACAGGCGGTATAATAAAAAAATGGGTTATTCACCCAAATTAAATTCGTTTTTGTTTTCACACATCAGTCAAACGACCAAGCTTTGTAATGGCTCTTGTATCCGCTTTTCACACACTTTCCAATCTCATTCCACGAAGTCTCTTCAGAAAGCATTTCAACCTTATCAGTAGTAGTCCATCCACACTCCTTGATAAGGACGGCCATACGTTGCCACACATTGTACAGGCTCACATCCTCAATAACCTTTAGAGTATGGTTCACGAGAACGTATCTAAACCCCATCTTATCTTATTGATTGAAAAATGGGACTTGTTTTCACAAATCCGTTTTATTTTTAGTTTATTAAGGCACACTGCGCCATCCCACAAACACATTACGCTCACAGCCATATGTGTTGTTCACAACTTGAATATGGACTTTAAAGTCGGGAAACAGCGTAAAGAGCTCGTCGCGGATAGCCTCCGCAACACCCTGCACATCCCCGAACATTCCCTCAGGAATGACGTGAAAGTACGAAGACGTATTCGTCTCAACTGCAAGCTTCCGCACAGCATAGTAAATCTTCTCTACTGCATTGCTGACATACTCCCGCGCCTTGGCGGTCTCAAACGCCTCGCGCTCAAGAATCAGATCGGAACGCGTGTAAGGTGTCATCGACATGATAGTAGTAATAATAAACTTGTATGAAAAATGGGTTATTCACCCAAATTGATTCCGTTTTTCATTAAGTAGCACTTACTTGCCAACATACCGCAGCCAAGTTTCTACGACAATGTATTCACGGTTGAAACTGATCCTGGTGTGTGTGGACGGCTGTCCGTACTCATCAAGAACCTTATCCACAACTTGCTGTTGCGTAATCTCCATCAACGGATCCAATTGGATCGCGTGGCGCTGCAACAGTTCGTAAAGCACGGTTTCAATCACACCATCAAGTGTCATGTTGAAGAACTCACACTGCTGCTTGCCTCCAACTGTTATCGTAGTTTGGTAAAGGTCTTCCATATTAAACGATTTCTGACTTAAATACTGTTGGTGAACCCAAATTCGTTTTGATCATATTCAAGTACAGTTTTGAGGTAAGAACACGTTCTTGTTTCGACCAACTGGCTAAGTGCATAATAAAAGGTTTGATTTTACGAGACTGAAGTTCGTGTTTAAAGAAATGCTGGAGCACGCCATAATCATAACTCGCAGAATGTTGCTGGATTTCCAAAGTGTTGTAGTAAACCATTTTAATTAAAACTCCTTGGTCCCACCATTGAGGATACGGATTCAATCTGTACAGCTCTTCATCGTACGCCCACTTATTCAGAAACAGGTGGGAGTAATTCGTGTTTTTGACAATGAAAATACCGGTATTCAAATTCCTGTTTCCCATATCTTGGCTAAATAAAAAATCGGGGACTAGATTGCTTTTAATGAAGTCTACAATACTCGTTGAATGGTAATAGAAAAAGGCATCAGCATCTACCCAAACTAAGTAATCGTAATTCTTCAAATGCTCGAGAATGAGAGGAAGACGTTCCCAAGCAGAATGACGATTCTCGTACCTTTTTACTCGCCCACAAATCAACTCTAGACCATGTTTCTGGCAATAGAGTTGGTTAATTTGATAAGTTAGATCTCCATACTCACGAATCGCGTCGTCGTAAAACATGACAACGCCAACCCGCATTCTTATAGTTTAAAATAGGCTGTTCTTAAACCCACGATACCGTGACCGTGTAAAGAGGAGGCGCAGCAGAGCCTGTCGCACCACCGGCCTTTGACGACGTTACCGTCGAATCGGTGTATACTGCCCGCACTGCGTCGCATACGCTTCCGACCGTAGAATCGTCTAACACGAGTGGGGACGAAGACTGCTGGGGTATGCGAAGAGGGCAAGAGTAGCCAGTGTGTCCGGCAGATGCGGCGGTTAAGACACCGGTCTTAACCGCCTTGGACAGAGACTCGATAGCCGCCGTTCGGCGAGCGGCTAGGGCCGGCGCAGAAAGAGCAAGTAGCTGAGCTTTCGTCATGGGACCAGTAGGGCCAGCGGGAGGAACGAATGGCATTTTATTCATATCCTACATTTTACTTTAAACCTCTTGACTTATTACGAGGATCATGATTAACACAGAATGAATGCTTTTGTGTCGAAGGAAGATCACACGAGGGAATGAAACATTTGAACATAGTTGGTGAAGAAATCACGGGTTCGCGATTTGGCTTACTGCTAGAACAACCCATCGTTAAACTTTATGATCTTTGATTTGCCCAGATTTATATTCGTTTTAATTGGTGATGAAAAATACAGGTCGTTTGGAATGTTCATATCCGGAACACTTACCAGTTTCACAACGCCAGATTGGGAAACTTGTTTACTGGATGTACAGCCCATTTGAGTCTATTACATTGTCAGATTTTATAAGTATAACCGTGACAACGGAAACATATCTTTGACCTTATCGTCGACATATGTCACGCACATAAGTGTAGGTCCAACATACTCAATACAGAAGGACCAAGTGTACCCATTAATTACGTTTTGCTCGATACAAATCCGCTTCCCAATAAACATAGATTTACCGTCTAACCATTTATCGTTTGTAATGTGTCGGCTGAGCATACCTTGATTAAGAACCTAGAAATGAAAAATGAAATTCATTTTTACAAGTATCTTAAGCGTAGGCGCGATTGAAGATTACTTATCGCATACCAACAATGTCTTGTGTCGCGATTCGCCACTACAAGGCTGGTCCGTGTGTACACAATGTGTACAAGGACGGGCGGTGCAAGCTGCACTACAATGGCTTGGTGGCTACTGGTCCTAAGCACGTGCTTGAGTCTGAGACGATTCAGAAGCATGCGAATGAATCCGCGATACTTCGGAGTAAGTATGTCGACACGATTGACATGACTTATCAAGAAGAGAAGGAGCTTATGGACGTTCGGCACAAGCACGAGATGCGGCGTATGAATATTCGGCTCGAAGAGATGCCTGACATGCCCGCCGACCGCGCGCACCGCGAGAAGGTGCGTGTGCGTGAGCACCGGCGCGAGGAGCTGCAGCGTATCCGATACGAGGAACGCTGGGACATGCGAGGAAACCAAGATCTGGGACCTGCGCAAGAGCACGAAGAGCCGCGTGATGACCTGATTGGGTTCGCGGCAGATCGGCAGAACATTCACCGAGAGGTGACTGTGAATGAGGTGGTGAAGAAGACCATTCAGAAGGTGATGCTGATCCCTGTGCCCACGGAGTACCGCTGGAACATGGAGACGGTTGCCAAGACGCCCGGCGAGATTATCGCCGAGTGCAAACTCTCTATTGCTGCTGGGAAGCTGCTGGTGGAGAAGTACACGTCGGACGAGACCATTTATGATATGGTGTCCGGCATCTACGGCAAGACGCTCGACAGCGTCTGGCAGTACATCAAGACGCACTCCGACAAGGAGGTGCTCATCAAGACGCTCAAGCTTGAGCTGGAGGACAATATCGGCATGTGTGCGCAGGGAAACCTGACACGGCTGTGTAATGTCCTGCAAGGGTATGTCACGGACATGCCCACTCCGCCCGTCGCCGAAATTCTCGGGGACCTGCTGCCGCCGCTCATGGCCATTAAGGACCGAAAGGTCCGGCGTGAGAAGGCACTGCAAATCATGCGCACGCACAACGTGCCCGAAGATGAGCAGGATGTGTGGCTAAACGAGGTGGACGATGATGATGATGTTGGAGATGCGCAACGACGAGAGTACCTTGACGAGTTGAGGATGGATTACTATCCCCACTACTAAACGAAACCAAAACCAAAATACAAAAGAGAAAAATTAAAAAGGAGGAAACTCTTTTTAATTGAAAACGGATTTTAAGATTACAATCTCACGAAAGAGTGTAACGTGGGGAAATTCTAGATTCTTCCTCATGAAACCCCCCGGTCTTGATGAAATCCTCGGGGTGAGAGCCAGTAGTGGCAAAGGACTTTATCTAGTATAATAGTGTTTGGATCAACACTCTAATAAGATCCCCAAAAAATCCCTCATTACGGGGTTTGTCGTTCCGACTAAAGGAATATTCTAGGTTGTGGATGTCGACCAGAATATTTCAAAGCGAACGTTTTTGCATGAAAACGAAAACGGATTCATTTAGTGCTAGATTACTAGCAGTACTAGAAAGCAGAACAACAGATCCTTAATAAATTAAATGGGTCCGGAGATTGTTCTGATTGTATTCTTGTCATTGGTTGTTGTGTATGTATTTGGATGGGTAATCCATGTAGCAATCACTAGGGGGCGTATGTCTCCTTTCACCACAGCCTGAAATATGACACAAATTGAAAAGTGTTCTGAGAATGAATAAAAACGGATATTTTTCTTTCGATGACCTGTCTATCATCAAAGATGAGTGTTCGCGCAGCTATTCTGGCTGCAGCTCGAGCGCGTGCGCACGAGACGATGGCACTGTTTCCTGACCAAATCAGGGAGTCTCTTAAGGAGCGAATGAGTGCCGAAGATAGGTTAGCAGGTCATCTGCTTATGGATCTGCCGGAGCGGGATATGAACGAAATTAAGCGCGCGATGCGTGATATGAGAGTTCATATTATGTCTCTGCCAACGCTGCGTGAGATGTACCGCCGCAATATGCTGAAAGGCCGAGCGGAAATCCAAGAATGGTTCAAGCAAAACGAATTGAATGAAGTTGATATGAAGTAGTGTAACAAGATGTGGTATGTACTGTATGAGTTTCTACTGATACTCTATATGATAGGTCTACTGTATGCATCAATTTATATTGCGCTCTACGGTTAAAAACGAAAGTTTTTATTTGAAAAATAATTTCCCATCAGAATCTACGGAATGGATCCTTTGAAATGTCAAGTATACACCATAAAAGGCACACAATGCTCTAAAGCCCACAAGGCGAATTCTCAGTATTGTGGTCTACACGAAACCAAGCGCGAAGAAACTGGTCCTCACCGGTTTGCGACCGAACAGTTGGCGATCAAGCATAAGTTTGAAGTGAGGGCGCAAATTGAAGAGTTTAGTACTCGCCGTGTACAAGTGCGTAATGATGACCGTGCGGTGAGAGCTATTACGAACGAGCAGACGATCGCGGAAGCACATATGACCGTACGGCACCGCAATGAATTCCAGGAACTACGTGATCGCCAAGCAGCCGAAATTGCTGCGAATGGAGGACGTGATCCTGATGAACCGGCACGTATGACTCGCGAGCTTATCTCATTGCGAGGCGAAGCTTTTCGGGCAGCACAGTGGATAATCCGGAGATGGATACATATTGCAGATCGGAACCATTTCCTTCCCGAACTCGAAAACATTCGTGTACGCGTTCGTATTATGGGACAAGGTGCAAATGTTACGATACGGAATAGAGCATTGATAGATGAAATTGACAGGAGTATAACTGAACGTCTCGACGAATTTATGGCTCGGGCGATGCAAGATGTAGAAAATGGCGGTCCTATTCGAGGATGGGGTGGAGAAGCGGTGGCAGTTCCGGCAGCCCAGCGTCTAGGTGCCCGAGCGATGGCTGTACCGAACCCAAATGTTCTCGCACGGATCGCAAACGATAATCAGAATGTACATACCCAGCTGGTAGTAGAGCAAACCAAGAAGAACGTTGCAGAAATCCTGAAAATTCCGGTCCCCGAAATCTTCAAGTGGCAGTCAAAGAAGTTGTCGATGACGTACAAGACTATTGTTATGTTCTGTCACTTATCTCCTAAATCCGCTTGGCAATTCAGTTCAATGTATTGTTCGGATGCGACAATTTACGATTTAGAACCGGGTATCTTTGGAAAAGTGGTGGATGGAGTATGGCAGTTCATTCGGGCTTCACCGGATAAAGCGGATTTGAAGAAGATTCTAACCGCAGAGTTACGGGATAATATCGGGATGTGTGCGCAAGGCAACTTGTCTCGTGTTTGTAATGTTCTCCAAGGATACCTCGAGGGAATTGAGCAGAAAGAATCGGTCAATACGATTTTGGGACGAGAGTTCGCGAAACTTATGGAGATTGCGACAGAAAGCGAACGACTGAATAAGGGAAAACTCATACTGTTCAACAACAATGTTCCAGAAGATCAGTGGGAAACTTGGCTAGAACCACTACGTTCATAGGAACGTTCTAACTTAAACGTAACAATCCTAATCAAAATAATGACAACTGTTGAAGAACTTACAGACAAGCGCGATCGTTTGTACCAAGAACACAATGATGCATTTCAGGCGTGGATGGACGCCGAGGTTGAATTGGAACTAGCAAAAGAGGAAGAGGACCGTTTGGCGCGTAACAGCGCACGGACTCGAAGGTTCCTATTTTTTAGTGTAGTAGGAATTGTTGGTGGGTTTTTTCTGGCAAATGTATGGCCAGCTTAAAAATGTATTTTCTTGCTTCAAGAATCAGGCGGATCAATATGGATCTAATAGAACAGTTTTGGAAGACACGCGAGTGCCCCAAGTGTGCGAATAGTTATTTCACACTTGATGTGAACTGGATGGAAACGTATGTAAAAACAGCGTATACGTGTGACAGGTGTAATTGGAGTTTTATTTCAATGACTAGTTGTACATCACCCTCCAGTGTTCAGGCTCCTTCTTTGCCAAGTCGGTCAGTAGCTTCCGTACAACCGGTTCAGTCAAAGTGAACGGAGAAGTGTACTCTACATAGAAGACGTACTCTTTTATCGAGTCATCTTGCATGACGCGCAACATATTCAAACGCGTCATCATACTTTCAACTGTACGAATGAGAGTGCGCACACCCTTTTCTTCTTCAGAATATTCGGTGATAATATGTTTGATAGCGGCGTCCGTAAGTTCAATTTCTTCAGGCTTGAACTTCAAACGATCAAGTAACTGCGGCCAAATGTAATCTTTCAGAATGACCTTTTTGTCGTTCTCAGTGTAACCACCACAATGAATGACTGTCATACGATCACGCAGAATAGGATGAACCTTTTCAATGTCGTTGAACGAGAACACGAACAGACATTGGGACAGATCAAAATCTACTCCAGAAAAGTACCGATCGTGGAACTGAGAGTTCTGTGACCGATCAGTTAAATGAATCATCATATTCACAATTTCTTCACCATGTGGAGTTGTTGACACTTTATCCAGCTCATCAAAGTACATAACAGGATTCATGGCTCCAGCATGCATTAAGGAGTCAGCAACACGTCCCCACATAGACCCTTCATACGTGTACGAATGACCAACAAATCCTGCAACATCTGAAGCTCCTCCTAATGAGAAAAATTCGAATGGACGTTTCATGACTTCGGCAATGGCATTGCGTGCTAACGAAGTTTTGCCTACACCCATAGCTCCCTGTAAGGCGATAACATTTCCTACAGAGTGAGGATTGACAATCAGTTGGGCAATTATCTGAAGAATTTGAGTTTTGGCAGGAACCATACCGTAAATATGTTTGTCCATAGTTTTACGAGCCTCTGTCATGAAAGCGTTACACATGATAGGTCCATGTTCCAACGTTACAGGCAGAGGAACGATTTTACCAAACGGAACTTTCAGAAAGGCGTCAATCCAGTTACGAAGTTTGTACGATTCACCAGAGTCGGGTCCCATCTCTTCAATAGCAGTGATTTTCTTAATGACATTGGACTTAATGTAGTCTGACACTGGAAGTTCAAGGACACGGAATTTGGCCGGAATACTTCCTTCCGCCAAGCTCATATCAGTCATTTTCTTCATTAATCCACGAAGTGACAACTGACGTTCTGGTGATTGGTTGGAGTAATATTCTAATTCGACTTTTGATAACTGGAGTGGAAGTTTCTCAATAGGACCCTTCTTTGTTTGAGTTCGAGTTGTTGGTCCGCCTTTCCCAGCGTACTTATGCATGAGATAATCGATAAAATCTGACGGTGCTCCGGCATCGGATGCGCTGGGTTCCTCGTCGTCTTCTTCCTCGTAATCTTCATCACTTGTTGTTGGAACTGTTACGCTCGGCTTATCATCTTCGGATGATGGACAATCGAGAGTATCGTCCTTTATCCATAACGTATCCCCATCTGTCTTCTTGCGTTTTTGAGGAGGAGGGTCCGCCATATCGGCAGACCCTACTCTGTCGCGAGCAGACTCCTTAGACGTCCGCTTCGTCATTTGTTTGAGTATCTAAAATAAAACCGGCTAAATACCATTCATATTTTAAGGAGAAAGAGTAATGGAAGTAGAACAGGTCGCCGATTTGGCGCAAGTTGCTCAAAAACAAATTGACAAAGAGACGGCGGGGAATCCTGAAGTCAAAAAAATGATAAAGATTGTCCAAGAGTTTATTGAGACACATCGCGTAATGTGTTATGGCGGCACGGCGATCAATAATCTTTTACCCCCGAAGGATCAGTTTTATGATTACTCGGTGGAGATTCCGGACTACGATTTCTTTTCAGAAACTCCTCAGATACATTCAGCAAAACTGGCGGATCGGTTAGCGAATGCTGGGTTTGCGAGTGTAGAAGTGAAACCAGGTGTACATTTAGGAACATTTAAGGTGTTTGCGGACTATATTGGTGTGGCGGACATTTCGCACATGGATCCAGAAATGTTCAAGAAGTTATGGTCTGAAAGTATTGTAAAAAATAAGATCCATTACGTTCCCCCGAATTTTCTGCGGATGTCGATGTATCTAGAGCTTTCACGACCTAAAGGCGATGTGAGCCGATGGAAGAAAGTGTACGACCGCCTCCAGCTCTTGAATAAACACTATCCTCTAACGTGTCCAGCGGGATCGGAAAAGGTGAGTGACGAGTATTTAGAAGAGGATACAAGGTTACACATCCGTACGATTATGGAAAGTGAGAAGGTGGTATTGTTGGGGTTCAATGCTTCGATGATGCAGGATAAAACTCCTAAGAAATGGAAGTTACCGCTGGATTTATTGGCGACGCCCGAAAAGCGAACGGATCTAACAAAAAGAATCATGCATACGTTTGGAAATCCAGTTAAGTCTCACGATTTTCCGGCGTACGAAGAGTTGATGCCGCCGCGTACCGATATTATGGACGATAAGAAGAACGTGCTTGTTCGTATTTACGAGACACAGGCATGTCACAGTTACCATCAGACGCCATCAGGGCTCATGGTAGCAAGTATCCCGACTCTTCTCCAGTTCTTTCTTTCTACGCTGTATGCGCCTAAAGAGTTTTTGGAATCAAAGCCCGAGCAGCGGTTTCTGTGTACCGCCGAACATTTGGTGAATTTAGCGAACGGTTCAAATCGGAAGTACAAGATTCTGACTCCACTATCATGTATTGGAACCCAAAAAGATCTGGTATCAATGATGGCTGATAAATCTGAAAAGTTTAAGGTATTGATGGGAAATCGTGAGTCGCGCGAGTTCTTGGAGTTATTTTTCAGTTATCGGCCAACAGACTTAAGCAAAACCCAACGTCAGAAAGTCCGTAAATCATTAAAAAGGACGCTCAAGATCCACCGACCTTAGAGTTCGTACCAACAAATGCAGCTCCAGTACATCCTCCACACGCCAACTTACCATGATCATATATTAACTTGAAATCGTTACCGAACTTTATCCATGGTGGGTTAGTATCGGTATTTCCAGAATTCTTGGTGCTGTACGAATAGTACTCACGCTTTTGTTTCATCTGGCGAGTCCAATCGCTGGAGTCTCGGGTAGGTCCGTTAGTGTATCCAGTGTATCCTGCAAGACCCTGTGAACTCATTTGTATCTAAGAAGACAAAGATGTTCAAGACGAGCCAACTGATTCTTCTTGGGATTATAGCCTTCATTGTTCTGTATGCTGTGTTTGGACAGCGTGAACATATGTCAATGAATAAAGACAACTCAAAGAACTGGGACAAACCTGAACTCTCATCGGTTCCTGAATCTACCCCAGAATCCCCCGAACTACTTCTTATGAAGAATCGGATTACGGCTTTAGAAACTGCAGTAGCTGACTTGAAAACTAAAGTCCCGAAATAACAAATGTACTGGGTACTTTTAGTTCTTTTAGTGGTAGCGATATGGTATGTCGTCTCGAACCGCGACGCTATGATTCTTGAGCATTTGGATGCTACGGCTGGACCAATGGATACTAAGACTGGGCCTACACCGGCCGCAGCTCCTGCCGGAACTACTGGTCCTGCTCCATTAACGGCCGGACAGAAGAAACAGTGTGCTGATCTGAAAGCGTCTAAAGACAGCCAAGATCCACTGAAACAGGCAGTGTATCAAGCGGCAGTAGATCAGGGAAAGATTCCTGATTTCTGCGAGGATATTCTGAACGATTTAAGTGATGTAGCAGCGTTGGCTTCAAAATTGACAACGTTACAACAGGAAGTAGATACTATGAAGAAACAGGCAAAGGAACAATCAGCTCAAGCTTCGGCAGCTCAAGCCAGTTTGAATGCGATAAAGTAGTTAACGACCATCCGTTAGATGGCTGAGCCAGAACGACTGGTCATGGTAAGGAGGTACAACAGTAGTATCCTGAGCGGTTACTGGGGCTGAAGCCATGATGGGGGCAATCGATTCAGGAGTGAGTAGGTAATTATAGTGAGTTAACCCAGCAATTGAACCGTCGAAACCGCCGGCAATTGTTGTGTGAACAGTCTCAGAGTTCTGTTTGGGGATTTGAGTTAGAGTATGATGGATGTACAGGTTTCCATCGACGTAAATATCCACTGACTCCTGAGATACGGCAATAGCTATATGAACCCATTTTTGGGCAGGGATGTTTCCGATTGGGATCGTTTCAGTTCCTCCGAACGTATCGATTTTTACAATGAGCGAATTGGACGAAGCGTCTAAAAACAGGGCAGGACACATCACCGATAGATCAATAGGTCCCTTTGTGAACACAACTTTCGGAGCGCCATAGCGGTAAGAGAAATCATTGATCTTGACCCAGCAAGCGTAGGAGAATGTCATTCCCTGTGCTTGGTTGAAAGACGTTGGGATCTGGGTAGGACTATCGAACTGTTTACGTCCATCAGAAATCGGACCGACAATTGAGATCGTGCCAGTTGCAGCGGGAGACGCAGTGATAGCCGTATACACTAAATAAATAGTCACTAGAGTCACTATGACTGCGACTATGATAACTGCGTAACTCATTGTTATTAGTTTTAGAATGTATATTCGCGAAGTTGCTTCCCAACAGTATCAAACAGTCCGAACTTCACTGAGTACCCGGTAGTATTGACCATAGCACTGGTATTAGGGGCACCTGGATTAGTGGTTACGCAAGAGTTACTAGCTGCATAGAACTCCATGGCATCTGAAGGGTTGAGCATTTTTGGAGATGTTTGGAGACCACAAACCTGACCCGAGAATCCGCCATTAGGCGTAATCTGAATATCTCCGACTGCGGGTTTAGGTACGCCGGACAAGAAACATGATTTCACAAGCATACCGTTGAGGTACACGTCCAAATTACGCTCGAAAACTGTTAAGGATACAGAGAACCATGACTGGAGAGGGATATTGGGGACTTCACAGGTGAATACATCGTCGGCCATTTCGGGGGCATTGGCTGGAGCAGGTTCAGAAACTCCGCCAGTATGATCAGCGGGGAATACTGACACACTAATTCGCAGAACATTATCGGTAGGATGGAGTGTAACTTTCGGGTTGAGTACAGATGCATTTGTAGCGTCTGGGCGAATTAGGACAGGCTTTTCCTGTCCGTACCCGTAATTCCAGTCCTTAATATACATCCACCACTGCATACCGTAAGCTCCCTGATTACCGGCGGATAACGGGGCACCAGCGGCCGTAACTTTAGTTCCTTTTTGGGCATCTACAGCGTCGGGCATGTTTCCTGATCCGTAATACCACTGGTACAATAGAGGAGGAGGAGGAGCCGCGCCGGTTGATCCGGGTACACTTCCTCCAGCTCCAGCTGGTCCGGTTGGTCCAGTCGCGCCAGTAGGTCCTGGAATATATAACGAGCTGGACGGTGTCTGAGTTGAAGAGTACGGCGCTGATCCCGATGTTACATCAATAGGTGATGTGTTATCCATTCCTTCTTGAAAATTGGTGAAGTGGGAGAATCCAGGGAATGCGATTGTCTGCCACCCATTTGAACGAGCAATTAGATCATATACGATAATTACTACTATAATTAAAACCGTAAGACCGAATAACACACCAACAATCCCAAGACCTAACTTCCACCGACCCGCGGAAGCTAGAGCGGCTGCTGTAGCAGCCTGGGCGTCCGCCGCAGCTTTAGCCGAAGCTGCCTGAATTTCGGCATTCTGCTTTGCGAGGTTAGCAATATAGTCCCCTGAAAACGTGGCTTTGGAAATATCGGGTTGTAGGACTTGAGGAAGTACAGGACCAACTGGAGCTGCTGGTTTACTTGAGCTTCCACCCATTTGTTAGAAAGCCGGAAGTAAAAACGGACGATATGACAGTGAAATGTCTATGAAGGAAATGTACTGCAACAATTGTGGTGAAAAAGGTCACGTGTTTCGAACATGTAAAGACCCAATCATATCGTGTGGGATCCTCTTGCTGAGAGGAGCCTACGATCCTCTTAAACTACCATCAGACCCACGAACGATAGGTGTTCTGATGGTGAAACGTAAAGATTCGATGGCATATATGGAATTTATTCGAGGAAAGTATGATTTGGGTGATCCAGAATACCTTGAACGATTAATTGGAAATATGACCTTGCCCGAACAAAAACTTATCGTGTCCGAAGAGTTTGATACCTTATGGACCAAACTGTGGGGACAGGGGCGAGACACACATTCGGCCGAGTACGAGATCTCGAAATCTAAATATTACCAACTTGACCGTATTGATCTAACTACACGTAATCGATCAAAGTATTCTGAGCCAGAATGGGGATTTCCAAAAGGACGCAGAGCCCGAGGCGAGTCTGATTCTACATGCGCAGTCCGAGAATTCTTCGAAGAAACCAATATTCCTCCAGAGGCGTATACTTTGCACGAAGACCTGAAGTTCACAGAGACCTTTAAAGGTACAAATAATATCATGTACCGCCACATCTACTTTGTGGCTTTATTGACAGATTCCAAGATCGTGAACTTAAAACAAAAACTCACATTCATGCAGAGCAAAGAGATTTCGGAAGTTGACTGGAAATCGTTGAACGAATGTAAGTCCGTAATTCGACCGCACTATACAGAACGAGTAGCTCTAATGGGCCAAGTTGAACGTCTGATTGCCACACACCAAAGTATGTCATAGTAATAACAATGAATACAATTCTTTCAGCAGCTGGAGTATTTGGTGGGTTCACAGTGGGAACCAGCGCAATTCTTATGGCAAGTACGTACGCTACGTGCGAAAAGATAGATACAGCAGTATCGTTTAAAGATGGAGCAATTGCCGCCGCAGTTCCGGCTCTAGCTTACTTTTTAGCTTCATACTTTGAGTTCTTACGTCGTCCTTTCGTTGATTTTTATATCAATTTCGGGGTACAGGAACCCTGGGACGGTAGAATAGCCATGGGCCATATAATTCTTATTTTCTTATGGCCTATGATCGTCTGGTCATTCCACGACGCATCCACGAAAGCGTGTGTCGCTTCAGTCGATGAGATGGCAAAGTTCAAGACTGAACTTATGGCAAAGCTAAGCAATAAGCAGCACAAAGATGCTAAGAATGCAGAAGCTCCTCCTAAATCAGCTTAGAAATCAAAGTCCAAAATATAGACCACGGTCAAGTATGCAGCAATTGCCAGACCCATAATCCATATCCAAACAGGAAACACTGTAGACTCTCTCTTTCCAACACCAAAAGGGCGGATATTTCCTTGTCTATCAAAAGCCACGGCTGGCTTTACATAGAGAAACCCTGCGACGTAGAAAAGATAAATTGCGACTGTCCATAATTTAGGATTCTTGCGGACAACCTCTTCCATTATCATTTCGGTTGTAAAATTAAGTGAGAATGTCCTACGTTTTGCCCAACCGAAAGGCGTTCGTGGATTCCATAACACGCATTTTCCTGAAGTACCGCCAGAAGGATATGGAAGGTACAGATGGTAAACCGGGTGAACTGTATCCTTACCAGAAACTCGTCAGGGACTACCTCCTAATTGAAACTCCGTACCGAGGTCTATTAGTCTACCACGGTCTTGGATCAGGAAAGACATGTTCAGCCATCGCGGTCGCCGAATCGTTAATGACAAATAAGAAGGTATTTGTCTTACTTCCTGCATCGCTCAAGGTGAATTTTCTTGGAGAGATCAGAACGTGTGGTGATCCGGTATACAAGAAAGACAGTCATTGGGAAGAGAAGAAGGTTCGGACACATGAAGATCGTGATACTGCAAAATCTATGGGCATTTCCGATGAGTATTTGGACAAGCAGGGGCGGTACTTTATGACTGTTCAGGGTGCCGCTCCAAACTTTCGGACGTTGTCCCTCGATCAGCAGAAGGGTATTGATGGTCAAATTGACGATCTAATCAATTCACGGTTTACGTTCATTAACTACAACGGTCTGGTTGAATCCAATATTGATCGTATTCTTCATTCACCACATATGTTTGACGACTCGGTTGTGATTATTGAAGAAGCTCATAACTTGATTGGTGCAGTAATCAACGAAAGCGAACTGAAGCGTCGGGTGTACGATATGATCTATAAAGCTACAAACTGTAAAGTGGTGGCTCTGACGGGTACTCCAACCATCAACCGTCCTCAGGAAATTGCGTTTCTCATGAATCTTCTGCGTGGACCTATTGAGAGAGTTACAGTTCCTACGAAATCCGCAATGGCATGGGACGAAGCCCTGATGACGGCCTTTTTCCGTCAGCAGAAGGATATTGATACGGTAGAGTACAATTCCGTGAAACACGAACTGAAACTTACCCGTAACCCCCCTTATTTCGAGAGCGTCTACAACGATAAGGGAGATCGGATTGCTGTAAAGTACAACAAGGATTTTAAACAGGAACCGGATATCAAGAAATGGGCGGCGGAATGGAAGATCGAGTTTGAGAATAAGTTTGCGGGCGTAGAGCTTCTTGGCGAAGATAAGATGTCTATAGAGAATTTGGAGTGTTTGCCAACGGATTATGAAGAGTTTGTCAAAATGTTCGTAGAAGGATTGAATATCAAGAACGCTCTTCTGTTTGGACGTCGAATTCAGGGTTTGGTGTCTTACTACAAGGGAGCTGACGAGAAGCTGATTCCTAAGAGGTTAGACGAAGACAAGACGCTTCAGAAAATTGATATGTCTGACGAGCAGTATCTGAGGTACTTAGAAGCTCGAAAAATTGAAATTGACCGTGAAGCTAGGAAGAACCGCAATCCGTCTTTAAACGATGATCTTGGTTCATTCCGACCGGCTTCACGTCTAGTATGTAACTTTGCGGTTCCTCCGGAGTTCAAGTACAAGATGACAGAAGAAGGTGATACAGAATATACGTTGCGTGGCAAGCCTATTCCTGAAGATAAACTGGAAATTTTGAAAAAAATTGATTCGGAACCTGAAAGATTCTTAACTCCCAAGGCACTCTCTAACTTCTCGCCGAAAATGGCCCAGATGCTCAAAGACTTGAAGTCTTCTGTAGGTAAAGATGGTGAGTTTAACAACCAGTTCGTGTACTCTGAGTACACAACATTGGAAGGACTTGGAGTATTCAAGCTCATTTTGAATCACAATGGGTTCCAGCCGTACAAGTTAAAGAAAGAAGGAGGTCAATGGCGTGAAGGCGAGATGGTAAAAGGAGTTCCGGCGTATGCTTCGTGGACCGGAGACGAAGATGGTGATGAACGTGAGATGGCGCGTCTAATATTCAACGGCGAGACAGAAAAGTTACCTTCGTCGCTGAAAGATTCACTGAAAGAACGCAAGTTGTGTATTTTCATGGGAACTAAGGCGGCCGCTGAAGGTATTACGCTCAAGAAAGTGCGGAACGTGTACATCATGGAACCATACTGGAACCCTGCGCGTATTGAACAGGTTATTGGACGTGCGATCCGCGTGAATTCACATTTATCCTTACCTGAAGATGAACGTACGGTAACAGTCAAACTATATATGTCTGTGTTCTCTGAAAAACAGCTGAAAGATCAGGAAGGACCTAACATTACTCTAATTCGGCGCAACGATACGATTCCCAAACGTTACGAAGGCAGCGAACCAGTTGAAGCTTTTCTGAGTTCAGATGAAGTTCTGTACGAAACTGCGTACAAAAAGGGTAAGATTAGTAAGAGCATTTCCACAATTTTGAAACAAGCCGCAGTAGATTGTGAGATTCATCGTAAACTACATTCGAAAGAACAGCCGGTGATTCAGTGTATGCGTTTCGACACAACAGTCACAGCTGAAGATCTGGCATACCGCCCATCTTACTTGAACGACGAAAAGGACACATTGTACACGCGTAACTTGATACGAAAAAGGCGAAAGCTCCAGATCATTAAGATTAAAGGTATTGTAATGATCCTAGATCCTCAAACCAATGAGATATTTGATTACTCTGCGTTTCAAGACAAGCAGAGGTTATTTCAAATAGGATCACGTAATGGACCGAACGCTATAAGCTTTTTCCCGCATGTTGTATAAATGGCGACCGTCGCCCATCCAAAGACCATAGGAAATAATCAGACTGGAACGCGCGGTTTATCCGCTGCTGACTGGACACGCTTGAAGCGTCTGCAGGGCGCTAAGACGTACGCTACCGTAATTGCGAACAATACCGACATTAACTCCCCTACACCGTTACAAGCTAAATATGCCGTACCAATGCTGATTCCTCGGCATACCGGAGAAAGCCGTATTCAGCGCACGAACGGTCAGTGGTTAGATTACAAAGCTTCGCAGACTGCGGACTATATCACTTCTAAGTCGCATATCAGCAACACAAACGCCAAGAACCTGCAGCTCACTCGTTTATGCAACTGTACAACGACCAGTCTGAATGTAGACCGTACTGGATGCAAGAAATGCGGAGTATACACACATAAAACTATTCAGTAAATAAGTAAGAGATGTCTGGAGGTTTAATTCAGCTCGTTAATAGAGGCGCACAAGATCAACTGATATGTGGGAACCCATCGTTCACGCATTTTAGGTCCGTGTACAAGCGCCACACCGAATTTGCGATGGAGCAGTTTGAGTTAGTTTTTAAGACTACGAATTTACGTTTGCCTGCGTCTGGATCATTAACGCTACGAGCTACTGTCGACCAGCTTGCTCAGTTAGTGAATGACTGTTATGTTGTGATGACGCTTCCAAACATTTATTCGTCAGTATTTCCTGTTTCAACGACACACCCAAACTTAAATCAGAATTCTGATGCCATAGGATATGAATTCGAGTGGATTCGAAATATCGGGTACAATATGATCAATTACGCAGCGATTAATATCAACGGCCAGGAGATTGTTCGTCATACCGGCGAATGGATGAAACTGTATGCTGACTTGAACTTTGATGCGAATAAGAAGGCTATGGTGAACCAGATGGTCGGAAATGTACCTGAAGTGTATGATCCAGCTAACGCTTATGACCGTATGAATCAGTATCCACATGCACTATCGACACCCACATCAGCGGCCGAACCGTCGATTTACGGTCGGGTACTAAACGTACCTCTTCATTTTTGGTTTTGTGAGAATGTTGGAGCGGCGTTGCCGTTAGGAGCACTCCAGAATTCATCGATTGAGATCATTGTTGAACTGACGAACATGTACAACTTATTCACGATCCGCGACATTCGTGAAACAATTAACAACCATCCAAACCCAAATTTCGGTAAGAGAGTGGCTCCTGATCCAAGTAGTGCATTGATGACTATGAACAACTTCCTGTCACCCCCAACTTACTCGCCTGTTCCGTATCCAACAAATCCCGAACTTATGTATTGGAATCTGAATCCGTTCATTGAAGCCAATTACATATTTGTAGGCGACGCAGAAATGGCCAATATTGCTCGCATAGAGCATTCGTTCTTAATTAAGCAGATTGATACGGTGAGTGCAAACGGGCAGTATGGCGCAAGTAATGATATTTCTCTGCTAATGAAGAATCTGTGTACTCAGGTCGTATGGGTAGCCCAGCGTTCAGACCGTGAACTCCAGAACGATGCCGATAATTACACGAACTGGGAAAACCCATTCAAACCTCCAATGAGTTCAATTGGAATAACAGGTATGGCACCCGCATATTCGAGTGGAAACGCACTAAGTACTGCCATATCCCAGCGCGATATTCTGCTAGAATCGTCTATTATTTTGGACGGTAAGGAACGGTTCTCATACAAACAATCATACTTCTTTTCCCAGCTGGAAAATTACCGTCACCAGAAAGGCCGTACGTCGACGGATATTCCGGGGGTGTATACATACTCTTTCTCGCTTGACCCATACAGCATCCAGCCTAGTGGACATATTAATGGATCAATGTTCAATAAAACCTTACTGCGCAACACATTCGTCCAACCTCCACTCGTTACGTCTCACGACCCAACAAATGTTCCACCTTCACCAGTATGTGTTCTCAAATCAACCGTGAATCTTCCAAATCCTACAGTTGTTAACCCTGGTGCGACCGGTCCGAATGGGCAGTTACTATACTCGCCTCAAGACTTGATTTCTATTGTTCCAAGCACACAGGTCGCAAATGCTGTAAAGACGCTGCAGTACAATTATACTGTGAGAGCATACGTTGAATCGTACAATTACTTGCGAGTGATGGGTGGAATTGCCAACGTTGTTTTCAGCTCGTAATGTATAATAGGAATGACTACCGGAGTCAAGATTCAGTCGGCAAAGTACGGAGTGGGTACTAATACTGTAGACGTAACAAAAGCTGTTTCAGCCCAGTTAAGAGACGGACGACTGAACTTTGTTGTTACTCCATCGGCCTTGAATGTAGATGACCCAGCGCCGGGACAGCTGAAAACTCTGACTGTAACATACTCGATCAATAATGGAGCGAGTAATACGGCTACGGCAGTAGACGGTGATTCTATAGACATTGACGCTCCTCCCGCCCGTCTGGCTTCAGGATTACAAATCAAGAAGGCTCAGTACGGTTACGATAAGTCGTATACGGATGTTACGAGTGCTGTTCGGACTTATTTGAACGACGGCTCAATCAATTTAACGGTAAGTCCTAGTTCGTTAGGTATTCCAGATCCGAATCCTCAGAAAGTGAAGTACTTGATGGTAGATTACACAATTAATGACGAACCAGGGTCGAAAAAAATTCAGGACGGTCAGAAGTTCCAGATTCATGCGCCAGCCGTAGCTGCGGATATAACGCATACACCTACAGATGGAGCGTTGGATATTGTTGGATCACTGTTTAATGACGTGTTCTTATTCATCAAGACTTTCTTCGTTCTTGCGATGACGATTCAGGCAGCTAAGTACGGTCAGACACTTTTTAATGGAGGGTACTGGGTCCTCGGTGGGCTTACGCTTTTCAGTTACGGATTTTTCCCGATTCTAGTTCTCCCAGTACTGATTTTCATTTGGACTCTGATTATAGGTTAAACAAACAACAGTTAAATAAATAATGGAAACTGATATTTACTTAAGTTTCACTCTAGAGTTTGAAAACCCTCTCTACAGTGAACGAACAATGCGAGAATGGCATACTGTTTGGAAAATGGTATGTGAAATGGCGTACAATCCTAGTACTCATCAGTACCCTACTATTCGTACCTTTTCGCACTACTCACATGAAATTGAAGATTTGCATATTTATAGAAACAATAGTCATCGAATTAAAAACCATAAATTGTTGTGCTTTGAGCATGTATGGAAAGAATACAAGAAAAGGACGCCGATCACTAATACTCATTTGAAGGAACTTTATGTTCCGCGTCTCCTCATTCCCACACAGGAAGCCCAAGAATTCATTCAGCGAACTTTCCCGAGCTGTGCCATCATTTTCTGGGCAGAATAAGTAAATGAGCGGAACTCTAGAATTACCTAAAGGTCCAGTTACTCCTTTGCGTCAGGTTCGTCCAGCAGATCCGTACGATTCTGAGGCATACTCTACCGCTAAAAAATTGAGCGTTCCCACTCCCCAATTACTTGCAGAAGCGAAAGCTGAACAGGCGCTAGAAGAAGTTCCGAAGTCTACTGGTGGCAAGTCTCGTCGTCGTAAGGGGGGCAAAAAGGCTCGTAAGACACGCAAGACTCGTCGTCGTAAGACGCGTAAGTAAATGAAAAATTGGCTTTCGCCGTTATGTTTTTTTGAGTTTTGTTGTTTTTATGTTTTTGAATTACATGTCCGCAAACTTACCCACCCCGGCATAGCCGAGGAACACCTCTGCGTCGTTGTAGACGCGGTGTGTGGTCTCACCGACCAGGTAGCCCTTGATCTCGTCCAGCCCCTCCTCGGAGCTGGCCGCCGGGCCAGTCACGTGGCGACCCGTCTCGGGGTGCCAGTAGACTCCAGCCGTATCGGTCTCCGTGAGACCGGTCAGCGCCTTCAGGTCCTCGTAAGAGAGAACCTCGGGCACCACCGGCTCAACGACCTTGGCTGTATTCTTGGCCGCAAGCCAAGCTTGGACGTGCTCGTCCTTGGTCTTCGCGTCAAACTCCTCGTCTGACAGACCCTCCACATGCTTCTTCAGCATCTTCTTAGCGTTCTCAAACGCCTTCTTGTCCTCACCAAATGCCTCTTTCAGCATCTTGGTGTGACTCGCACCGGCGGTAAACGTGAACTCACGCTTACCATCAGTGTTCTTCGCCGCAGTCTTTGCGACCGCGGGCTTCTCCTCTTCACCGGCCGCCACCTTGGCGACCTTCTTGCCCTTCACGGGCGCCGACGGAGCGTCGGCCTTCTTGGCAGGAGAGCGCTTGGCCTTCGCAGGCGTCTTAGGCTCCTCTGCCTTACCCGCGCCAGCATTGGCAACGGGTTCGACAACCTTGACAGTGTCACCGCCCTTCTTCAGCTCGGCGAGCATCTTGGACAGCTCATCGCGAGCCGCCTTGATGTCCTCCGCCGTATTGATGTTGGAAGTGATAATGAACTTGCTCATGTTGAGTGTTTGTTCTTGTCTTGATTTGGTGTGAAATACTTAATATTAATTAAAATAAATCCGTTTTTGATAATTGCGTTTCTTAGAGTGTTTTATAGTACATAAATCTAACAAATGTCTACTGAGTTCGCCAAGGAGCATCTGCGCGAACACCTTGTGGGGTTACTTGTCAGCCCCGTAGCCGATGGGTTCTGGTCAATCCACGACTCGGCTAAGGAACTGTGTGACCGCAATGGTCAGCCTGACCAGATTCTGCGCACGTTTCAGAATATGCTCACGCGTATCCCAGAGTGGTCAGACTCTACTCTATCTACGGAAGTTGAGCGTATACTTAAGGTCACAAATTGTAAGTATATGGATGACCTTCTGATGGGTGTTTTCATTGCGTACATGAAGTCGTTTGCGTCTCTCCATTACCGCGGATCCCAGTCTCAGCTGAAGATTGAGTTTGATCGTCCGAGCTTCGCGAAGTTCATTCATGAGCTGTACAAGCATTCGGCTCGCAAGATGTGGCAGATGGCTTACTATTTCAAGACAGTCGGTGTTTCATCAGAGCAGCAGGCGCGTAACCGTCAGGAAGTTGAGAAGATTGTTACGGAGTGTATGGAGCAGGTCATTCGTTCGTTCTTACCTTGGGAGGCGATTGCCAAGAAGTACTTTTCAGAGGATGATGATGAGCCGTCGCAGAGTGTTTCATTACCTATTCACGTCGAGCATGCCCCAGAGGAGCCGGTAAAGAAAGCGGGTGCTGCCGCATCCACTCAGGTTAAGTTCGAGGACGAAGTGCCGGAGTCGGATTCTGATTCGGGGTCAGATGATGGGTCTGAAAGTGGCGACGACGGTCGGTCAGAGTTAAAGGTGGGAGACGAGACTGCGGAAATTGAGTTTGAAGATATGGACAAGCCGGCGGTAGTTCCTGAAGTAGAGGGACAGGATGATGATCCACTGAAGGAAATCGAAGGTAAAATGGGTGAAACTCTCGTTCTAAATATGTGAAATTTTGATTGAGCGCAAAATAAATGATGATTCCCATTGCAGCTATTTCAGTTGCCCTTGTATGCTTTATCGTATACGCTCTTGAGCGCCGGTCAAAAGGTGAGCCGATTGACTGGGTAGACGCGGGCAAGCTTTCGCTCTTCGGAGGTATTATTTCAGCCGGTGTGGTATTTGCGACCACAACGGATGTTGTTACGGATGTTGTTAAGACTATGGATGTCCCGAACGTTCAGGATATGTTCGTAGGTAAGCCCACTTTTTGATGTTCGCTACACAAATAAATGCTTGAAGATTCCCCGGAAATCCCTCCTGGTATTGAAATAGGAGTCAAGGATGTACCCGAATCACAAGCAATTATAGATGCAACAGAAGAGAAGAAGAAGGCAAGAGAAAATAGGGAAAATATGGAGTTTGTTGAATCAAAACTTAACAAACTCTTATACAACTCGTGGTATCGGAAGTATATTAGTTATATGTTTTGGAGCAATATTGGTACACCTCTCAACTTAACTATTACGTTATTATCTGCCCTGACAGCAACATCTTCATCAAACTCTGCTATTTTTACCGGGAATACAGTTGCTGGTATTCAAATCAGTATTTTGGTGATTTCAGCTCTCAATACATTCTTCCGCCCATACGTCCAAGCAAACGATAATTTGAAATTTATGCTGGAAATTCAAAAACACGGTGCTAAATTCGATGAAATATATTATACTCCAAAATCGGTGTTTACATCATTGGAGTACAAGGAAATAACCGAAAAGTACAAGATTGTGTTTGTTGAGTTTAATAAATATGCATCAGAGAACTCTCTTGAACAACGAAACATATTTATAGATCTAATCTTCTTGCTTTTAGTCAATACCGTTCTACGGAAAAAAGAAGAAGATAAAGAGTGGGTAAAGTTAGACTATATCTAGGCTTCAATGACACAACACTCTTCTCCTGCAGGCAGTGAATCAATACCAAAGTAAGGTTTTAACGATAAAATTTCAGTTCGTGGAACTGCATTTTTACAGAGCCGAGTGATCGCCTTGTAAAGATAGAAGCCATGATACCGGTCATGCTTATCATCCTTCTTTCCAAATAAGATTGAGTTATCGTCGTCAATAGATAACCATTTCATGAAGAATTTGAATACCTGGTTATCACGATAATCGAGGCACCGAGGACCTTCTGGAAACAAGTCCCAGAACATTGAGGTAGCTAGACGTACTAGATCAAATGAAGGGTTGGGTTTGATTTCTGGATATTTAGGAATGTACCAAGGCTCAAAATTGTACTGTCCACCGGCCTCTTCATCAATCGAGAAATGGTCGCTCATAAACAGTTTGGGCTCTTTCATTCCCAGTACTTTCACTGATCCAACTCCACGCTCAAAATCAATAATCTTAATGAAGTATCCGTATGTTGGAAGCTTGTAGAAAGATCCCGCGCAATTGTAGTACAGGTAATCACGATCCGTAGAAATGTACATGACATTATTGGAATGTAAATCGTTATGCGTGAATCCGTAATTGCGCTGAGCAAACGCTAGTGCAAACATTACCTGTGATAACCATGCCAGATGCTTATGAGGGTCAGGATACTGGGAGCATAATTCATGAAATGTTCCCGTACACTTCTCCATAACCGTGACTTGAACTGGGACGTTTGTGAACGAAGCCCAAGCGAACGGTTCACCATCATCATCACCGTCATCATCATCTTCGTCTTCATCAGATTCGCAATCACAGGACTTAAGCCCGAAAACGTAGGACGTAGATACTGAAGATGAATCAGACTCATCATCGTCATCTTCTTCTCCATCTCGCATCATAGGATTCATTTCAGCAGGTTCAGCATCAACGTGTTGTACAACCAGTTCCTGGACGTCATCAAGAACCATGTCTTCGCCCAGAAGGACATTCGCCCGAGCTCCGCGAGTATGCTTGAAATCTCCTTGCTGAACATCATCGGTCAACTTAATCTCAAATGTTTTTCCTATGTTTGAAGAAAACCATGAGCGCTCTGACAGGTCGGCGTAGTCGTCGGATATATCTATGGTATGCTTTTCCGATACTCCCGTAAACACTCCATATACCTTCGGAAAATGTGGGCATCCTGACTGGGCTAAGACGACTGATAGAAGAGCGCCGACATATGCTGCATTATTTGGATCCTGAATCTTCCTCTGAATTTCCTGCGAATTTTCTTCGGTAGTGGGAAGACCTAGAGCCGTTCCGTAATCTCCCTGCATCCACTTGAAAGGAGAAAGAAGCATTGTGACCTTTCGGTGAACTTCAGCTACTGTTCCTTTAGCCGTCCGAACGTGTTCGACATCCACAATAGAGGAAATACTATCATTGACCTTGAACCCGAACTCTTGGGGCGAATCACGAACCTCGGTTTTAAAAAGTTTCTGGATAGGAGGAAAAAATGGCTGGAGATGATTCAAACCCCAGAACTGCTGAGCCTTTAAAGATTTTGTATCGTATCTCTGGAGGCTGAGGGCGACAGAGTTTGTTCGTAAATCACTTCCAGCCGATGGTTTCCGCTTGACCATATTATTATGGCGTCGCAAACATAAACTAAAAAGTACACGCACTAAAGCAAGTAGATGAACTTCCAAATCAAGAAGTTTAATATTGATATGTTGAAAGACAGATGCGAGATAGATTCTCGCAAATCTCCAATGATAGTTGTGATTGGAAAGAAAGATACTGGGAAATCGTTCTTGGTTCGTGATATTCTTTTTAATACCCAACACTGTTTCCCTATTGGTACGGTGATTTCAGGTACGGAAGTTGCGAACGAGTTTTTCCAGCACATGGTTCCATCGAAACTGATTCATGACAAGTACAATCCTTCCATTGTGATGAACGTCATTAAGCGCCAGCTGGGCGTAAAGACGGCTCGAAACGAAGAGAAGAAACGGTCAGGCGGAAACTCGTCCACCGATCCTCGTGCTTTCCTAATTCTAGATGACTGTTTGTATGATGCTTCATGGATTAAGGAAGAGTCTACGCGCTACATTTTTATGAACGGTCGACACATTGATGTGATGACAATTATTACTATGCAGTATCCACTAGGTATTACGCCTAATCTGCGTACGAACGTAGATTTCGTGTTTATTCTGCGCGAGAGTATCGTGAATAATCGCCGACGTATATACGACAATTATGCCGGTATGTTTCCCACGTTCGAGATGTTTTGCCAATTCATGGACCAGTGTACCGAGAACTTTGAGTGCCTAGTAATTTGTAACGGTGTCCAGTCCAATAAGCTAGAAGATCAAGTGTTTTGGTACAAAGCTTCGGATCACCCAAATTTTCATTTATGTGACAATTCGTTGTGGGCAGACAACAAACCTTTTTCAAGCGCAATGTTGTCGCAGGACGAGTACTCTGCCGACACGATGCGCAAGAAATCTAATAGTCCTTGGGTCCACGTTAAGCAGCAGGGCAAGGATAAACATTGAGACCAAGCGTCGTTAAGAACTGGGTTTGAGCGCCCATAATGTAATGTAGGATCTCGCCCGTAACAAATGTAGCCAATAAAGTTACCCAGAACTCTGTGTTAAACACGTAAGCTAACAGTATTGCGAGCAGAACTGTTCCAACACTGTCAACGACCGCAAACCCCATAAAACGAGTACTGTGTGCGCCCTGCCGGGGCTTTCCGAAAATGAAAGCGTATGGGCAACTCATTATATACTACTTAGAGATCACGAGGAGCGCCACCTTCAGCAGGGTGAACGTTATCTTCAATGGCGCGACCAATATCCGACGTATCGGCCACACCGGCATCCGCCTTGGCATCCTCCAGATTCTTCTTCCGCCGCGCCTCGTTCTCCTTCTTCTGAGTCTCAATACGCTGAGCCTTCTCCTCCTCAAAGAAGATCTCGCGGTTCACCTCGTTCTCCTTGTACCGACGCATCATCTCGTTCAGCTCCTTCTCGGCATACTCTACCTCGGGCATCATGTTCTCAGAGGGATCCCATGGCAGCCACGCACCGACCTTGCCGATATAAAGGTTGTCATTCGGGTAACGGCGCTGGAGAACTTTGGCGTACGTCTGGCACTCCTCGAGGTTGGCAAACACGCGACGAAGCTTGACACCACGGACATTGGTCTGGAACTCTACCTTCTCGTTGAACTGAGCCTCAACCTCCTTCTCGTTCTTCAGGAGAAAAACCTGATACTGTTCGTGGACATCGGTCTTCCGGACCTCCTCCTCGTGGACCTTCTTGAAATCCTCCATATCCTTAAAAAGATCATCGATCTTGATGGAATATTTCTTGGAAACGTATGCCATCAGGTGCTCCAGTCCCTTGACCTTCCAATCGTAAGCCATCCACTCAATAAACTTCTCGTTGTAAAACTCCGTCTTCTGCTTAACTACCTTCTCAGGCGAAATGAAGGATATAATGCAGTAGCGCTGCGTGGGGATTTCAGGGTCCTCTTCGAGGTAATCAATCACGGTTCCGTCGGTTTCCTTGGTGGGTAGAGTTTCACGGGGCATTTGTTTACTGTAGTCTCAACGTGTTAAAGTCGTTAATTCTAACGAGTTCATACTTTAGTGTTTGGTTTGCATTGCCCAATACCCTTAGTTTGTTGCATCATGATTGGAGCTGGACAGTTTTTGCAAGGACATTGGGTGTGATCGTATCCTAATACATGACCTATTTCGTGTGAAACCATATACTGACGATAATTGTCCAAGCCAAGTTTGCTCTTCGGAGCACCATTGTACCATCGCTCGGCGTTTAACCAAACTTTTTTACCTCCTAGTTCGGCACATGAAAGCTTCCCGTCCAACCCACAATTCTTATCAATTGTCGATTGAGATGATAAGTGAATTGTGACATCTTGATTAAAAGAAACTGGTTCAAAAAAGTACCCCTTCTTTGACCATCCATCTGGATCATTGAGATAAGTCACAACATAAAACTCAGTCTGGGCTGGTGGATTAGAGTACTTTGATTGGACATCGGGATCAACTATAACTTTGACTCGAATCCTCATTGTCCTTCGTTCCCAATAATTTCTCTGTCCTTTTCTATAAAAATGCCCGAGCAGAAGTCTGTAGCCGCCCCTGCTGGTGTTGATGTTAGCGACCTTGTGTCTCGCGCAGTGAAGTACGGTCTGGAGGGTCTGGCCGTAGCCATTGCGGCTTACCTCCTCCCCGGCAAGGGTCTCAAGCTGTCCGAGATCGGCATGATTGCCCTCGTTGCCCTAGCCACGTTCGCCATCCTCGATATCTATGCCCCCTCTGTCGGCTCGTCGGCGCGTACGGGTGCCGGCTTCGGTATTGGCGCCCACCTCGTCGGCTTCCCTTAAACACCTAAACTAGACCAAAACTACTTAATTAAAAACTGAAACCGGCAATTAAAAAGTTGCCATTTTCAGGCTATGTATAGTGAATGAATTATGTTCAATCAAACATCATCTGTGTAAAGATCTCCATAATCGTATCCCGCTGAGCGTTTGTAAAACCTCGCTGAACGAGGATACCTGATACCTGGTGTTCAAGATGAACTTCAAATTGGAGAAGGCAGTCGCCGGCCGTAAATTCTACAACCGTCCATCCGTGAACTCCATCAGGAAGATTGCCAACCACTGGGAAATGATCGGCTGTCACCTTCTCTTGAACATCCGACACGACGTTGTGAATATTACGCATCTTTGTGATTCAAAATATTGGCGTCAGTAGATTCGTTTTTGTTTACATGGTAATCACCAAACATCACAAATGAGGAATCTAGTTTACATGACCGTGTTTCGAAACTCTGGGTATATAGATTTACTGGCTTTGCTGTTGAAGACTCTAAAACTTCGGGGGTGTTTTAATACTGAAACCACTGACCTTCTTCTTATAACTCATCCGTCAATGAACGACGCAATTGGTGAAAAGATAATGCCAATAGGATTTTATATTAATTTCTGGTATCTTGATTTTGAACAATTAATGGACGCTGCTCGTGCTCGCTTGTTCATTTTTGATTACCCGTATATCGATAAATACGACAAGATTCTGTATCTTGATACTGATATTCTTATTAGTTCGGATATCAACAAGATACTTGATATACCGATTGAACGTGATATTCTGTACGTAGGGCCCGAAATGACTTTAAGTTCTGAATTCCATGGTGGATGGCTCTACGGCAATAACTATCCTGACGTTGATATGTCGAAGCCAGCGTTCAGTTCAGGAATCTTGTTTTTCCGCAACTCTCAAAAAGTCAAGGATATGTTTTATGCTACAAATGCACTTATTCACGAAGAACTAGTTATAAAAGGTAACGGACCTCCGTCATGTTTAGACCAGCCGTTTATCGTCTTTAATGCTGCTATTCGGAATATGTATAATACTACTACGATAGATCAGTTTATACGCGGTGGCCGATCACATTCGTGTGTTGACGAAAACGCAATCATATATCATTTCGCCGGTGATATTGGTCATTCAAACAATAAAAAGGAATGGATGGATGTGTTCATAGAAAAAATAATTGATTTTAAACCAAGCACTCTAAGTAGTTAATGTATCAAAAAGCAAAAATTCCTAAAGCTTTGAGAGAACAAGTTTGGTTATCCAAATTTGGGAAAAAGTATGAGGCTAAATGTTTTACGCCGTGGTGTCAAAACCGTATAACGGTGTTTGATTTTCAGTGTGGTCATGATATTCCAGAGTCTAAAGGTGGTCCGACGGTATTATCTAATCTATACCCTATTTGTGCTAGGTGTAATACATCAATGAGCAATGTGTATACATTTGAGCAATGGGCACAAAAAGGTGTAAAACGGAAATTTTGGCTTCTTTGTTTCTGTGGAGGTATAACATGCCAGCAACCGTTCGCTATAACGGAAAATGGTTCTCCATCATCTCCAAGCCTTACGAGCCCGAGCGACAAACCTATCAAGTAGCGTGGATACAGATCTTGGAAAGTGTGACTCCAGAAGAAGCGTATCGTAAATACTTTGAAGTATTGAGGAAAGAGTCAAAACTTTTATGCCCATCATTTAGACAAGATGAGTAGTGTAATCACGGTTGTGATTATTTCAACTATTGTAGTTCTAGTTGTCATATTAGGACTTCGAGCGTATACTGGAATTTGGCCGGGTGCTAAAATTATTCAGCAGAAACCGGTAGCTCAAGATAAACCTACCCCCGATACACCTATTGAACCTGGGATTGTAAAATTCATGTTTTTCTTTGCGTCGTGGTGTCCTCACTGTAAAGACGCTGAGCCGGAAGTTGCGTCCTTCAAACAGTTAGTAGAAACCAAGAATTATACGTACGGAGGTCATCGTGTAATATTTGAGAATGTGAATGCGTATGCGGATAAAGGTAAGGCAGCACTGTACAAAATTACAGCGTACCCTACCATAAAAGTCGAAACGGCCGACAAAATGTACGAAATGTCTGGTAAACCTACAGTTGCGAACTTCCGCGCGTTCCTTGTTTCGGTTCTAGGTGCCGAGAAATCGGGATAAATCCGTGCTGGCCTTTTTCAGAATATCTGGAACATCGAATTTCGATAAATCTGAAGTGCTGTGCAAATTCGGGTAATGAAGTTGTAAAGTACATGCCTTCTTCACTTGTTTGTAAAAATTGTAAGCTACCATAGTGTACATATCATGGACATAAGATATGGGAGACATGGTCTCAACTGAGACGGGAGTGAACTTATTATCCAAATTTCGATGTTTCAGTGATAAACATAATGCGTTAGTTAAATCAGGAATATATTTGTCTACCGAGGGCACAAACAGGTCTCCGTCGACATACACTTGATTATAAAGAATTTGGGGTCTGAAAATACCGGGGATACAGCACGAACATTTCACAGCGTCTAAAACTGGAACGTTTTTTGAAAAAATTGTGGGTTTACCTTTTGTCAAATTAGAAGCCAAGATGTATAACGGCATTTTGGCATCACCAATAACTTTCGTGCGCAAATCTACGCCTTTTGTCAAGAACATGTTTATCAGCGAGGTTTCAAGTACGTCCATGGGAAACACACCTTTCATAGAAATCATTTCAGGTAATTTGGAGTAATCGGGTTCAGGAATAAACGATGACATTTTGAATGCTTCTTCGACCCCCAAATCCAACGGCAACCCAAAAGCAATATACGTTCCAACAATCGCTCCAACTGAAACGCCATACACACCATCGGGAAATACTAATTCTTGATGTCGCGAAAGTTCTCGAAGAGCGCCAATGTATAGTATACCTTTCATACCTCCACCACCTAATCCAAGAGTGCGGAACGGCAGAGACATTCTTATAGTAAGAGTAAGCAGAGATGTTGCGTGCGCGTGACGTATGGGATGAACAAGAAGAACGGCGCGCGAACCGTATGGCCGCAATGACACCAATCATCGCCCAAATTCAAGCCCAGATTAGGCGACAAGCAGTTCACAATTCTGATGCCCCATATATTATTTACCCCGTTCCCACGTATGTGTTTGGGTACCCGCTCTTTTCTCTGAAAGAGGCACTAGATCATCTAGTTGCGGAGTTTTCGAAAGCTGGGTACTGGGTTTGGGTCGTAGAACAGAAGAACCTTGTGATTTCGTGGATAAAACCAGTGAAAACTCGCGACGGAAATAGACAGATTCTAGCCACAAATTACCGCCCGCAAATATACGGCGAGACTTTTATGCCTCAGAATAGATAATGGATATTCACGAATTATTTGGAGGAACGATGAATATTGTTATCCTTGCTGTGTTTTATACTTTGATAGGTCTTCTAATGTCGCTTATACTGTACCACTTATTCGATGACTGTGATAAAGATTGGAAGAGCCAACCTCTAGCATATCAGGCCGGAGACATTACACTAGAACTGGGAATTATAGGAACAATCGCATTCTGGACAACAGAAATAACACGGGGGTGGGCTCCTATTTTTCCAATAGCTAAAGCTTTAGATCTCCAAATTGATACGTATGTTTCAGGTCTGTTTTTCGCATACGCCATGTTCTTGTTCCTAGAACAGCTAAGTGAGAAAGTGAAGTTTCTGTACAAAGAACATGTTCACACCCATATTGTACGCTACATTCCTCCAAACTGGTCAGTCATGAAATCGCTATTTGCCTCGCGTAAAACGAATCAGAAAAAGGATAGTGCTGAAACATACTAAAATGAACTGTAAACACGAGCTTGTAATTGATGAAGGTGAGCATGTATGTACGTTATGTGGAACAATGATGGGTCGAATTATTGATGAAGGCGCCGAATGGCGGAACTACGATCAGGGAAAAGATGAAGGCCGAACAGGCTTTACAACATCCGATCTTCTCCCTGAATCGTCCTACGGATCTGTAATGTCTTTCAAAGGACTTACAGCCAAAGACGTGAAACTGAAAGCGATCCAGCGTTTATCTTGCTGGTCGCTTTCCTCCAATTCCCAGCGTTCGTGGATGAGTATATTTGATGCTATCCAGTTATCATGTAACCACGCGGGTCTGCCAAAATCTATCGTGATGGACGCTTGTGGACTGTATAAACAACTCGAAGATGCTCAGAAAGTCAGGGGGGAAACTCGTCGAGCAATGATGGGCGGAGCAGTATTTGTGGCATGTCGCAATAACGGGGCGCCACGTAGCCACGAGGAAATTGCCAAGATGTTTCTCGTGAACATCAGATCTCTGTGTAAAGCTATTACGAATTTCGAAGTAACCAACAATACGGTTCTACAAACCGAGATTGGCATTGCTGAGAGATTATGTGCCGCACTTTCGCTGAATGATGACCAGCGCCAGAAAATACTGGATTTGTTAGTTGACATTTCCAAAAAGTCCGAAGACGATTTTGAGCATACACCCAAGACTATTGTGGCTGGGGTGGTTGCCCATATTATGGGACTAAAAACCAAAACTCAAATGAAAGTTGTGTCGGACGCTTCAGGCGTCTCGTCTCTATCAATTCATAAAATTGTGGGTAAGCTTTTGAGCGCTTAGTATATCAATACACATAAACGTAAATTCAACTTAATTTTTCATTATGGGACTACGTACATGAATGTACGAGTTGTAGGATTGTACAGTACCTGATAATATCCTTCTGGGGTAGAACTTACCTGAGTCATTGCGATTCCTAACGGAGTTGTACCAACGACAGGGAGAACGCGCCGAGATGCAATACCCCGATCAGACGTGTCTGAGAAAATACTGTTTCCAACACCCGTCCAAGTTATACCGTCATAACTGTATGCGATTGTATTTGCTCCATTACCAACTGCTACCCAAACTGAACCATTCCAAGCTATAGCGTAAGCATTACTGTCGAATACTGTAGTTCCTAAACCAGTCCAAGATCGTCCATTCAAACTTCTGGCGACAGTATTTGTGCCCTGTCCAACAGCTATCCACTGAGCACCGTTCCATGCCACACCTAAGCCATAATCAGTAAAAATGCTTGTACCAATTCCAGTCCAAGTCAGTCCATCACTACTATGCGCTAAAGAATTCGTACCCTGCCCAACAGCTACAAAATCCGTCCCATTCCATGCGACAGAATAACCGTTTGTCGAAAATGTAGTTTTCCCAAGGCCAGTCCAATTTGTTCCGTTGTACGAATATGCTAATGTATTAGTCGAGGTACTACCATCATATCCTGCTGCGACCCATAATGTACCATTCCATGCGAGTCCAGTGCAGTTACCGTTAAAAATCTGATTTGAGGCTGCGCTCCAGTCTATTCCATTAAGTGAATAGAGAATGGTAGGACCTGAACCTGCTAGATTACCTCCGCCAGCTACCCACATTAATCCATTCCATGCAACACAGTACCCGACAATAAATAGCCCATCAGATCCAACTCCGGACCAGTTAATTCCGTTCTCACTGTACACAATACAACGTGTGCCTTGACCAACCGCTACCCACTTCTCTCCATTCCATGCTACTCCATACCCAGCTGTTGTCAAGGCGTCATGTCCATTTCCTATCCAATGAATGCCGTCATACGTGTATGCTAAAGTGTTAGTTCCTTTACCACACGCGACCATGAAATTCTCGTTCGCATTGCTTTGCGAACTGAGTCCAGTAGGACCAGCGGGTCCTGTAGCGCCAGTGTCACCAGTAGGTCCCGCCACACCCGTGTATCCAGTGTATCCAGTGTATCCAGTGTATCCGGTAGGTCCAGAAGTTAATGGTATTTGAACAATTTCAAATGTGTCAGGATCATATCCTAGTCCAACGGTTGTCATACTCGGGGTCGAAGGGCGTCGAACTGGGGTTACGTAGAACGATGCTGTTTGACCACTTACTCCTGAAACTAGTTGTCCAGTTGCATTCAATATAATCGTATTATCGGCTTGAGTATCTGCTCCTGCATTCGAACCTATGGCTATAGAATTTAACCCTTGCCCCGTAGCACCTGCGCTATTCCCGATCGCAATACCGCGCTGATTGTATTGACCCGCAAACAACCCAATAGCAATACCTACCTGATTAAATTCGCCTGCGTATGTCCCTATCGCCACCGAATTTTCAATTTGACCAGTATATCCGGCACAAGCTCCAACAGCTATAGCATTTTCGTTCTGACCATACGCTCCAGCAAAAGATCCTATTGCAACTGTAGAACCACCCTGCCCAGTATATCCGGCATAATTTCCAATGGCAACGACTGGATCATATATGCTAGTCGTACCCGCATTTGTTCCAATAGCCACGGATCCCGCCGAAAGATTTTTACCAGCATTCTGACCGATATGAACGGCGCTCGATCCTACGTCCCATTTACTCCTTGACGAATTCCAGTACACGTAATCGCTGTAATTCGTGCCTGTTGGAGTAAATGATCCGGTAGGTCCTGTAGGTCCTGTTGCTCCTGATCCACTTGGGCCAGTTGCTCCAGTGACTCCAGTTGCTCCAGCCGCTCCAGCGGCACCAGCAGCGCCGTTAGTTCCAGAAGCACCAGTAGGGCCAGTAGGGCCAGCCGCACCGGCCGTACCATTTAGTCCGTTAGTTCCAGAGGCACCCGTAGGTCCTGTACTACCTAAGCCAGTAGCACCTGTTGGACCTGTAGGACCAGCTCCTGAAGCTCCGGTAGGACCTGTACTACCTAAGCCAGTAGCACCTGTTGGA